GATTGCTTTACTTGTAGCCCAACCATCTTTATCAAAGTCAGCATCCATCTCCACCTTAGTGGAAGCGGCAGCTAAACTATCAACCAATATCGTAACTAATTTATCTTTACTTGATTCACGAATTTTTGTAACAATCGTTTCAATCGTATCGAATATATCTTCAACTGTTTCCAAGTGAACATATAACATACTATCTGTATCTATTCCGATTGCCTGTAAGAATTCGGCTGAAACGGCAGACTCAGTATCTATATAAACAGCGAGTCCACCTTTCTTTTGAGTAGAGGCAAGAGCATGAGCTCCAATCAATGATTTACCACTACCTTCAAGTCCATTTATTTCAGCTATTCGACCAGCGGCCAAACCACCGTGTGGTTTATTTGATATTGCTAAATCTAATAACGTAGAACCTGTTCCAACCCATTCCGTAACATCGGTTGGAGTTTCCTGTACCCCATCAAGAAAATAAGCTACTTGATGAGATTTGAATTGTTTGTTAAGTTCGCCAGCCAATACTTCAGCCAGCTCATCTCTATTTGACATGAATTTCTCCTATTAAAACGATGGGGCGGAGAAAGGAGGAAACCACCCCACCGTACCCGCGGGAATTATGAATTAAATAATTTATCAAAATCATCTTCTACTTTAGAAGATGCTTTAGTCGTAACCATTTCAGGTTCCGGCGTGCCAGAACTGTCATTATCCGTTGGGTTTAAGAAACTTGAAAGATGTTCTTTCAATTCGTCAAAGGTTGGTTCATTATACAACTCACCAATATTGGGTTGTCCATTCAAAAGCTTTTCCAAAAGTTCAGAATCATCCGTAAGAGTTGTCTGATTTGGTTTAACTCGAATAGTTGTCTTACCATACTGATTGCCGGCTTCAGCGGGTGTTTGTCGTTCAACGACAATATCACGACCAACTGTAGCATCGGAAATATCACCGTAATCAGGATCTGCGATTATACCAAGAAGTTCTTGATAAACAGTTTTACCAAAACCCCAAAACTTAACACCTTCTGATTCTTCACCTCGAACTACAACAGGAACAAATGTTCTCATTTTAGGTTCAATTCGTTTTCCTTGAATCCACTCATCTTTGTTACCACTAGACTTCAGTTTATCAGCAAATTGCTGAACTGGGTCGGGGCGACCAAATGATAGTGGAGACAAAACGGTTTTGTTAGGAACTAAACTGTAATGAAAAAACAACTCACTAAAAGGATTGTTCTTATCATGTGTATAAGGCACAATTCTTACTTGTGATTTTCCTGGTTGTGGTTTCCAAAAGTTGTTAGATGTAGTGTTCTGTAACTGATTAAGACGGCTTTTTATAGCATCAATATCCATTATTATTCTCCATAGTTATGTTTAAGTGTTATTGTTATCTATAAATATTTAATTAAAAACATTTAAGTATAACGTATTCATATAATATACGAATTTTTTTGTTAAAATACAAGCTTTATTTTTTTAATAATTGTTCAACTTTTTCTTCTAAGGCACTTAACCTATCTTCGATAGTTTGAGGCTTTGTTCGGTATGCCATAAATTGTGTATAAACCATATCAATCATTTTCTCTTGTGATATAACATTGGTTGGCAAATCGTTTTTGTTTTCTCCATACCATAATATAACACTTTTTTTCCAATTATCAAAGTCTTTTTTTGAAGAATTTTGAATATCAAATGTAGGAATGGGTTTTAATGGTTTTCTATCTTTCAAAGGATTGGCTTTTAAAAATTGTTCTACATTTCGTTTGTCCTGATAACCTAATAGAAAAGTTCCTATGTTTGAATTATACAACATGGGAGTTATTGCTCTTAATTTATTACTCGCAATGACTGTATCGTAAATAACTCTTGATTTTTTATCATCAATATTTAGAATTTGAATTTTCTGCTCATCATTCAAAGTCTTGTTGATTTGTTCTATTGATGGTTGCATTCTTCTACACCAGGCACAACCACTTCTGGTAAAATAATATATAGGTGAAACCATTTATAAGTCTATAATCTTTAGTATCCGTGTAGGTATTCTTTGTAAGCCTTCTTTGTTAGAAATCAGTATCATGTTTTTGTACATATCCCATTCGACCTGATAACTTGTATCCAATACGCCATTATTAATTGTCTTGATTAATTCATTTAGTGCATTAATCGTATAAAGTGTATTGGTTATTTTCTTTCTATGTAGTGAAATAGTATTCTGAACTAAATTAAAGTCAATGTCATCTTCTTGATTTACATTATAAGTACAGATTAATTCTTTTGGTTTATCTTCGTTTTGTAATACATAAATCTTATCAAATACGATTTTAAAATTCTTTGTTATGTCAATAATTGATTGATCGAGATTAAATTGAGTCGTGAATGTGCAGAGTAGTTGAGTTTTCATTATGCTTCCTTAACTTCACCAGTTTTTGCATCAATTGTCTGACCATCATCTGTTAAATCTACAGGAGCAGGTGCACCATCACCAGTAAATGACAATTGACAACCGCCACCTGTTCTACCGGCAGTTCTTTTTGTTCTAAATGTTATTGAATAATCATTTGGATTTTGAGTTCCCTTTGATGTCACAAATTTTGGTTCACCATTATCATCATAGAATTGTTTGTTATGCTCTAAATCATTTAAAGCTTCGTTAGTTCTGATGTTATTAGCAATTTCTATAGCAGACAGTAGAGCCTCTATCTTTACACCACCTTTTTGTACTAAATTTTTAGCATTATTTTCACCAAGTAAAGCAGCTGCATGGTCTATTGTAATTACTTCACCCAATCTTTTTTTATACCCACCTTCTATTTTAGCTACTCTTTTACTAAATTCTTTCCATCTAGCCCCTTCGTTTGGAAAATCTATACCATCAAGTTCTTTATTGATGTTATCAATTTCGTCCATATACTCTGATGTCACATTAGCTATTTCGTTCATTTCATCATCAGAAAATGTATCACCCAATCCCACTTCAGTTAATGCATTTTTTATAAATCCTTTTGTTTTTTCTTTAGTTTCTTCTTTGGTTTCACCCTTTATTAACTTATCATTAATAACTAAAGTATGACCAGGTTCACCAAGATATTGACCTTGATTATTTTGTTTAGATTCATTTTGATGTAATTCACAAATAGTTTTTGAGTTAGCGGGACACCCATAAATTCTTCCTTTTTTTCCAAATTTACAACTAATTAATGAAACTTTTTCTAAAGTACCACCCTTTATCTTATCTCCGGCTGGGAAATTACCAGCGGATGGTAAATAAACTTCTTCACCGGATGCTAATTCTTGTTCATATAAATTATTTTCAGCAAGTTGTTTCATAATTGAACTAGCTATATCAGGATCACTTTTGTGTAATTTTACCATCAAATCATTGTAACTAGCAGCAATAGCCTTTTTTGCATCTTCACTTGGTATATCGTAATTATTTAAAACATCTTGCATTCTTTTTTGGTGATTTTCTAAAGATGCCAAAACACCTTTATCCACATTACCTTCTTTAACTTGCTTTTTAGCAAAATCAATTGTATTCTGTAGAGCTGGATTGTTGATACTTTGTGCTAAATAATCCTTTGAGTGTTCACTACTTGGCATTTTAACTTTTCCATCTTCCCCCCTTACGCCAAATATGCCATGTAGTCCTGGTCGTATTTTTTGTAGTATTGGATGGTTTTTAAAATAACTAGATACGTTATCATCATCTTTTGGTTTAATAATATTTTCATCACCTAAATCTGGTTTAGCAGCCGTTGAAAATCCTTGTGTAACAGCCTTAGAGTTAAATATTTTTGTTGGACCTAATAATGATTCTATTTTTTGAACTAGATTTTCTGTATTTTTTGTTCCATTACCTAATATTTTTCTATCACCTCCTATATTATTGAGATAAGCTTTTCTTTGTCCTGACTTTGGCATTTCATTAGTTGAAAACCCAGCATTATCAATTAACCATTGAGCTGCTTCTTTTTGGTCTTCTTTCGATGCATCTTCATTATATAAAGTGTTTATTTTTTCTAAAGATTCTTTTGCTAATTGTTTTTTATCATCACTTAAAAATTCAATATTATCATTTACTCTGCCATCAAAATCAGCAACTACCTTTTGATTATCTGGACTTATATTTTTTTCACCACCTTCTTTATCTTCTTCATCCTCTTTATCAAATGGATTAGCATCTATTTTCATTTGTTTTGTTGGTTCTTTTTCCTTTTCGTCATCATCACCATCGTCACTTTGTAATGCATTAGCCACAATATATGCTGGATGTTCTTTCTTCATCCGTATAGCACTTCCGTAAGTGGTTTCCTTATCTTCCATATCACCAGTATTTTTATTTTTTAACTTATATTTTATTGGCGTATCGTCTGGTATTTTTTCTTTTTTCTCTAAAAATAAAATAACACTATCGGTTGTTTTGGTATCAATACCTTTTGATAAACACAATTCTTTCAACAATACTAAATGATAAGCATTAGATGGATTAGGTGTTCCATCGGGAACTTTTGCTCTCCAGTCAAGCCATAATGAATTTAAATTAAAACTCATAATTCTTTATATTTCCATAGTCAAGACCAACTTTAGTCTTTGTTGTAAACCCATTAGTTTCAAGTATTTGTTTAATCTCATGTATTGTTTCTACTCCATCTTCCTTCGAATAGTCAAATAAAAAACTATCGTAATTATAATGAACGATTTTTGTTTTCTTTGTTAATAAATATGTATGTAATTTCATTAAGAGTTTAACATTTCGTTCAGTTTCATATGATTGAATATAGTAGTTAAATAACTTCTGAGCATTTAGATTTTCCAAATTCTCTTCTTTCAAAGGTCTATTATAAATATGTGAGTTAATTCTTTTATTCTGATTAAATTCATCCCACATCTCATTTATTAAATTTTT